TTGAAGGGGAGAACCACCCTATCGTCAAGGAGAACCTTACGCAGTTTGATTTCCTATCGCACCCTCAGGTTGCAGGCAAGAAGTCCATCAAGATGAACCAAGGTGTAATCAATGTGACTATCCCCAAGAAGCATTCAAGTACGGGTGAGCCTTATGACATCAAATTGCATTTCCCTACGATTGGCACATCAATGTGGCTTCAGTATTACTTCGTCTCAAACCTTGTGGATGAGGATGGTCAGATTGACGTTCCTGCCGATGAGCTGGACTTCTATCAGTGTGCTATGGTTCTTATGCACTTTGATAAGGAGTTCTCCGTTGAGGACTACAACAAGATTAAGCAGGAGTTCCTTTCGCTGAAGCCTGCCGAGGTCGCAATCATCAGGGCTATCAGGGACATCATCACAGAGGTGTCTAAGCCTACTATTTCTTATATCAACTCGGGAGGTGTGGAGCGAGAAGCCCCGCTTTCCTTTCGAGACGGCATCAAGTCTCTATTCGGCATTTCAAATCCCTTGGGAGACCTTGAGTAAGATGAGGTATCTCCTTATAAAAGAACTGAGGATGTCAGTCTCTGATATAGGTAGATTGCCTTACATTGAGTGTGTAGAGCTTATCAGCTTCCTGAATGAGGATAGGAAGAAAGAGGAGGAGAAACGAAAAGAAGCAGAGGCTCTCGCACAACAAGAAAACTAATCTTATCAACCACGTGTTGATGTAGAAACGGGGGCGGTAGTGATACCGCCCCTTGCTTTATCTATACTTGTAGCTTATTAGCTTAGATATTTCACGCTCTAATACATTCGGATTACTCAATGCTTTGCTTATATTACCAATTCCATCGCTATTTTTAAGAAATGCTTCAACTTCGTCCGCTCCTCTCTTTTTGTAAATTTCGCTTCCTATATTATCAAGTGCGATGACCCAAGCGGGAAAAGTGCTTCTTATGTCTATTAGAACTTGGTTGTCAATTCTGTTTAGAATACCAAGCCTTGATGTGTTAAACAAGTTTCCACGCCTTGGGAGAAAATCTCCACTGAATAGGAACTTAATAGCATCGTCAATAAGCTCGCATAGTTCCTTATTATCACGTATAAACGACTTTGAATTTTCCCTCATTCTATCATATTTGACAAGAACGTCTCCATTAAGGAATAGTATTGAAGTGTCGTTCTCTTTGGATAGTTCCTTATACGAATAGTGGCTCACATGACCAAGAGGATAAGTAGTGAAGTCGTCAAATATGGATAGTAGACTTATTCCTTTAGATGGAGATTTCTTTGCATCCATCGCCACACAGCAACTTCCTATGCAAACAAGGTAAACAAGCTCCATTAGCTGTGTTTGACCACATAGGTTTATGACATCTGATGATTGTTTTGGACTATCACCAAATGACAAAATCTTGCTTGCAATATATTCTATCGTCTTTATTCTAATACTATTTCCCATATTATATTATAGTTTTGCCAGGTGGCTTTTATTTACTATATTTGCCATGCAAATAGGATGATATGTCAAGCAAGAATTTAACTAAAGCGAAAGTAGGCAAGAATGATGAGTTCTACACACGGATGGAGGACATAAAGGCAGAGCTTTCCCATTACAAAGAGAGCCTTGCAGGTAAGGTCGTATATTGCAACTGCGATGACCCTTATAAAAGCAACTTCGTGAAATACTTTGCTGATAACTTCCACGAAATAGGAATAAAGAGGCTTATAGCTACTTGCTATAAAGACCAACAGAAAGACTTATTTTCAGAAGAAGAGATTGAACCAGCAACTTGTTTGATATACGATGGTCAGGATGAGGACTTTCGTAATTTTATAAAAGCACTTGATGGCGATGGCGACTTTAGAAGTGGAGAATGTATTAGGCTCTTAGAAGAGTGCGATATAGTTATAACCAACCCTCCATTCTCTTTGCTTAGAGAGTTCATCCCTTTGGTTATATCAAAAGGAAAGGAATATATAGTAATAGCTAATCAGAATATATTAACTTCAAAAGTCATTTTCCCTTTATTGCTAAGTGGAGAGGTGTCGTTTGGATACGGATTCAAGGGTGGATTTGCATTCTTCCATAATGAACATTACGAGAACTATGCGTCAGCGTCTCAAAAGATGGATGGTATGATTCGTGTCCCAGGCGTGTGTTGGCTTACAAACATAGAACGTAAGATTAAGCCAATAGTTCATATGGCTAAATCATACTCCGATGAAGACAACCCAAAGTATGATAATTACGATGCCGTTGATGTTAAGGACATAAACAGCATCCCATATGATTACGATGGCGTTATGGGTGTGCCTATAACGTTTATGGAGAGATATAACGAAACGCAGTTTGAGATTATAGGTCTAAACTGCGTCAAGGATGGTGAAGTTTACTCAAACACAAAAGCGGTATTAAAAGGAGAGACGCTATACCATAGAGTAATGATACGCAAGAAAAATCCTTTTCAAGTGAAAGATTGATTTGTAATAGAGAAGTCATTTGCGCATGAATCATATTGCGTAACAGAAACTAATTTCGTATCTTTGCATAAAGAATTGTCTCACCTAAAGAATAGGTAAATGTTTCTAAAGAAAATCGCATTCAGGAATATCGGTTCTTACGGGAATGCCCTCAATGAAATTGAGTTCTCCTCAGAGGGAGAGGTCATACAGCTTAAGGGGCGTTCAGGGTCGGGGAAATCAACGTTCCTCAATATGCTTAGTCTCCTTATCTACGGAAAGGTGCAAGGGGTGAATAAGTCCTCTATCGCCAACCGAAAGAACAAGAACGGATACATAGCAGGGGATTGCTACTCGGGGGGTACGCACTACTTCATTGAACGCACGTTCTCCCCCAACTCACTCAAGGTCTACCAAGACGGAGTTGATATTGAGTCCATCGGTATCCGTGACGCTCAGAAGTTCATTGAATCCAATATCCTAACAATCCCATTCAACGTCTTCAACAGCGTTGTATCGCTGAACCTCAATACGTTCAAGTCATTCATCTCAATGACCCCAACGGAGAAGAAGCAGATTGTGGATAAGATATTAGGTCTTGAAGCCATTAACATCATCGGTGAGGCTATCAAGGCAGACCTGAGAAACGTATCTCAGTCCCTGAATAAGGTCTTGTCGCTTGCAGACCATCTTGCTAATTCCATCGCCACGACTCAGGCTTCCATTGATACGTATAAGAACACGTCCAAGAAGAGAGATGAAGCGGAGATGGAGAGGTTGTCAAACGAACTCGCACTTATTGCTTCTCAGTATAAGGAGCTTGACGAGCAAATCAAGGAGCTTGATTCTAAGGGGGACAAGGTCGTTGCTATGATGAACGAATGCACTGCAACGCTAAACGCTGAGCGAGCAAAGAACAACTCCGTTATCTCTAAGCTGTCACTTTATCGGCAGGACAAATGTCCTACTTGTGGTAGCGACTTCCGCTCGGGTGACTTCCCTCAGATACTTGCTTCACTCAACGAAGAGAAGAAGACGAATGAAGCTAATATGGCAGTGTACCTTGAAAATGAAACCAAGATTAAGGAGTCGTATTCAAGATACCAGCAGAAGAGGGCTGAGCTTACCTCAAAGAGAGACGAGATAGCTACCTCAGGAAAGATACTAAAACAGCAATACCTTACGTTGAAGAATGAGGGTAGCAGTAGTATTGATGAGGAAGCATTGAAGGTTCTTGAATCTCGCTTAGATGCAGATAAGGAATCTAATGTAGACGTATCGGTACAAGCTACAAACATCCGTAAGGAGATGCGTCTCCTCGGTGTCCTCTCGGAAATGTATGGGGAAAAGGAAGGTAGCGTCAAGTCGCTCTTCTTCTCAAGCTATATCCCATACATCAACAACAACATCAACGAGATACTCGCCAAGGTGGATTTCCCCTACCACGTGTCGTTTGACAACTCCTTTGACGCTATCATCACCGATATGGGAGAAGAAGTCCCTATCAGTACAATTAGCGCAGGAGAACATAAGCGTGTGGACGTAGCTATCCTATGCGTGTTCCTCAAACTGATTAAGCGTAGCTACCCACAGCTGAATACGCTTTACCTTGACGAGACGCTTTCAAGTCTTGACGTGCAGACATCAGATGCTATCCTTGCATATCTGAACGAACTCGCCAAGGAGCTAAATATGACTATTGTCGTAGTTAGCCACTCGCAGATTAACTCGGACTCGGTAGCACGAAATATAGTCATCACGAAGACCGCAGGGTTTTCAAGCATAACTATTGAAGAGCTATCTATGTGAAAATAATTTTATCAAATATGGCAAAGAAGAACAAAGAAAACGCACCTCTCATTGAGAATGAGGGTGTAGAAGAGAACGTAATCCCAACTCCAGCTCCTAACGAAGAGAAGGAGGAGACCCCATCGGAAGAACCTGCGCAGGCTAAGCCAAGAGGTAGAGCTAAGGCAGAGGCAGAACACGAACCCGAGGTGGTACATGAACATACCCACGAGGTAGTTCACGAGCATACTCCTGAAGCACACGATGAGGTTTCTAACCTTGAAATCTTCCGTGAATACCCAGGTGTCTTTATGCCCGCACGTGCGAATGCAAATGACGCAGGTATTGATTTCTTCCTCCCCGTGCTCACAGACCACTACCTTGAAAAGCTCAGAGAAGACAACAAGGATATGCCAACGCCTATCATCGCAGAAGGTGGTTTCCCTCTTACGGATGAGCAGGCATCGCAGATGACTGAGGAACAGCGTAAGGAATATGTTGAGAACAGCAAGCATTACATTATTCTGTACCCCAACTCGCATATCATCCTTCCTCTCGGTATCCGTGCTATCGTACCAGCTAACAAGGGTCTGTTCCTTTACAACAAGTCGGGTGTCACGACTAAGCTCGGTCTCGGTCTTGGCGCAAGCGTCATTGACGAAGGGTACAGAGGTACTATCAAGCTCCACCTGCATAACTTCACCAACATCCCAGCTAAGATTACCTTCGGTATGAAGATTGTTCAGGGTGTCCTGCATTACCTTGAGTATGAAGGTGTCACAGAGCTGTCCGCAGAGGAGTTTGAAGAAAAGTCCAACACGGGTCGTGGTGATGGTGGCTTCGGTTCAACGGGAGCGTAACTAACACGTAATCATATTTCATAACCAAAGTTTAGCCTTAGTTCGGGTGGTGGTCTTTGACTATCACCCGAATTTTTATTATCTTTGTGTCAAGGTTAAACTATAACGCTTCATCGGCATGAAGAAAAAACATGAAGTTGATTTTCAACAGCTCGCTCTGAACTACCGAGACGGGAAGAAGGAAAAGGACTTCGTCAAGCTATATAACGCCCTTAATGGAAAGATTAAAGGGTTTATGCTTAGTCGCCTTGGGAATAGCGGGGTGATTGACGAAGCTATGAGCTACTTCTACTTGTCCCTTTATAAGTACTTTGATACGTGGAATCCCGATAAGGCGTTATTCTCAACGTGGGTGTACACTATGGCGGGGAACTGCTGTACATACGCTTCTAAGAACGCAACGTCTTACGAAGGAAGGTATATCAGCCCCGAGGAGATTTCAGCGGAAAGGAACAAGGGGCATGCAGGGATGGAGGACTCGTTAGCTAATCTCTATGATGCCGTAGAAGGCGGTTCTGATGACGAGGAGACCGCCAATATCCCGTACATCAGGGAGATGCTATGTGAAGCATTGGAGGAAGTCTACAAGAGCCTTGACAAGCGAGAGCAAGAGGCTTACAAGGTGCTTATATACCGATACTCTACCCATAAGGAAGAGGATGAGGACGTACAGCGTTGCAAGATGATGAACAAAGGTGTACTTAATTGTAGCATATCTGATACGATGGATACCATCAAGAGGGTCATCACAACCAATGAGAAGTTCAAGCCCGTTGTGGAATATATGAAGTCAATAGGTTGTGATACCAGCTACGAAGACAAGAGGATTTTGTCTTTGTTTGATTTGATTTAATCCATCCTTATGCTTACCTTTGTATAGGTGAGAATACAAACTAAAAGTAATATCCTATGTCATCAGATAAGGGAACAACGATTGAATCCATCTTTGACAGATGGGGAGAGCAGATTGAGGAACTCCGTGAGAAGATGTCCGACATCAAACAGCTCAACCACGCTCAGCTTGAAATGTACGCAAAGCGTCAGAACCTCGTTGAGGAGCGTGGCGTGGTGCTTATGAATATGGCGAAGATTAACTCTCAGGTTAAGGCTCTTTATAGTCAGAAGTATAAGGACTACAAGGAAAGAGGAAACCTTATCTACAAGAGCGAGGTTCAGCTTGAAAATCTTATCAAGGGAGAACTTGCAGAAGAGTATCACAAGCTGGAGATGTACAAAGTCCTGGCTGAGTTCTACGAGGAGACCCTAAAGACGATTGACAATATGATTTATGGCGTGCGCAATGTCATCACCATTCATCAGCTTGCCAACGGAGACACCTTTAAGTAAGGCTTACGATGATTCTTTCAACACAACTTGTTCCGACACTTGCAGGTGAAGAGGTCTCAAAGAAAGACTACCTTCTCCTGCATAGGTCTTTTGAGTGTGCTGTGGAGAGTGCAGTCATCAAAGGGCTTGATTCTATCAACATATCATCTACGGATAAGTCGGACTTATATCTTTACTACTTCTTGTCTCTTACCCCAGCCATCAAGGTATGGTATGTGGATACGGGTAACAGCGTGAAGAGCCTACTTATCCACGTTCCCGATGATGAGGCATATACCTACTCTACGGACAAGACACGTGAGGTGGCGAAGGAAAGGTATGTAGGAAACTACCCAGCGTACAAAGAACCCTTCTTCAAGCGTATAGACGAAGGAATGAAGTATGACTACGAGAATGGGTTATACCATAACTCAGACTTGCTTCCTCACCTCAAGAAGTCGTCCAACCTCCTTGACGGAATTAAAATCACCATTGACAACTCCATTGAGATAAAGAGAAAGGAACGCATCTTCTCCTACCTACACCCTACTATCTCAAAGACAAGGATGGAACACCTCATCCACCAATACGAGAAGAGCAATCCTCTACCCTCCTCTTCCCCTAATCTTGGTTACTTGAAGGTAGTCCACAGAACGAGCGGAGCAGAGATGGGCATCGTTGGTGAGGTGTACATTTACAATGGGGATGGTAGCGTGTATGTCTTCTCTCTTGGTCGTCAGATGAACTCAAGTGACCTTGCGAGCGTAAAGGCGAAGATGGAAGCATTCTCGGAGAAGAATGGCATCAAGACTTCATCCAAGGTGCGTGCGGTGTCATATCAAACGGAGGAAGAGCTCATCACAGCCGTTCTGTCGTTCATTCCTTCGGTCTCCCCTCTGTTCTTCAGTATGACCTCTCAAAGCTCCATACACGAGCTGAAAAAGAGGTATATGGAGATTATACGGAAGCACATCCAAATGTCGTACGAGAAGGACACTACGGGGTGCTACAAGAAGAATGACAGCGTAGGGTCGCCATACAATATCCCTAAGGAACTTACACTCGTCATCAACTCAATGATAAGCAGAGGGGTGGAGTCTCCATCAGACAAACTCCTTGAGCGTATCTTTGGCGTGGCTTTCGCTGATGCTTCTCCCGTAGTCTCCATTGACTATGGGTATATGTACGAACGATGGGATAGGGCTATTAAGGTAAAGGAGCAAACGACAATCCAATTCATAGGGAAGGAGCTTTTCGGTATTAGGGACATTCCCGAAGAACCATTGGAGACCTCACTCACCTCCTCGCACGTTGATATGATGCTCTATCCATACTGCGTAGGTATCGTGATGTTCGCAAGGATTGAGGAGCATCTGAAGCTATCCCATATCCTGATAGACCACGCTAACTTCGCAAGGACAGCACCCGACTCCGTCCTCTCATCACGAGTGATAGCGAACTCCATTATGTCCAAGTTCCTTATAGAGAAAGGTCTCGTACTCCCACCATGGAAGCCCGAGACCAAGACCCTTACGGGAGCTTACAACAAAGAACCGATTAAAGGATACCACCAAGGTGTTGTTCAGTATGACTTCACGGCTATGTATCCTACAATCATCCGTCAGTTTAATATATCACACGAGACCCTCTTAGGTAGAGCTACGGAAGCGTGCGCCAAGGGAGCGGAGATAGACCCTACGAGGAATATCCCGTATTCACCCAAGGTCGTGAAAGAAGCGACAGCTAAGTATATCTCTTGTGACCCATCCTCCATCCATACGGCAGGTGGTAGCGTCTTCTCAAGTACTGAGAGGGGCGTTCTCCCAACGATTATGGATGTCCTCTTTGATAAGCGTATTCAAGCCCAGCGTAAGCTAAAGGAAGTTGAAGACGAAATCAAACGTCTAACGGAAGAATAGGAGGTAGGTCAGGAGCGACAAAGCGGTAAGACCAAGGAGACCTACGATAGCCCACGAGACGACCTGCCTGATGAAATAAGAACGTTCAAGATAGGGGAGTTGTAAAATGTACTGCACGCCAAAGCAGTTCGACAGCTCCCCTTTCTCGTTAGCGAAGTTGAAGACCTCCTTGTAAAGCATAGACCCATCAATGCCAAGCTCTTCAATGAAGTACTTAAACTCCTTAACCTCGGCTTCCTTGAGGACGTAATCAAGTTTATCCTCATAGCTTGGGTCTTTAGCGAGAACCTCGGCAGGTACAACTATCTCGCACAGCACGGACTCACCATCTTCATCAGGTCTCATCCCGTATCTGTTCATAACGGAAGCCTTATCGTGGTGGTCTGCAAAAATGTTCACTTTGAACCACTCTTTTGACTTCTTGCTGTTCTTTATTCTCGTAAGGAACTTATAATCAAGGTAATCCGCTATTTTCATTCGTTGTTTTTGATTGTAACTACAATATATATAGTATTATAGACTGCAAATACTACAATAATGAAAATGAGTAGGATGGATGCTATGTCGCCACCAAGCACCACTCTTGCAGACCTGCAAAACAGCATTACGCAGGATGTAGAAAAGAAGGGTTCAGCCACGACAATATATAGCACAAACAAGATTAACGAGATTATTGACTCCATAGCAAGTGGCGCACCAAAGGTAGACTATAAGCCTTTCTATAAGAAGAACCCTGAGCTGAGGTCTCCCAATATCCTCTTTGAAATGACGGAGTGGGAGAGTGCAGAGTTTGATAGGTGTATGCTTGATGCAAACTACTTCACGGAGAACTACGCTAAGTTCAAGACCGACTACGGCTACCGCCTTGTTGAGCTGAGAGACTACCAGCGTGAAGCCGTTGAGCTTGTCACGAGCGAGGTCTACGATGAGGAGATGGACTTATGTGTTCCCGAGAATAGAAATGTCATCCTCATGCAGAGCCGTCAGACGGGGAAGTGCGTGACATACGACACTAAGGTGATGCCCCTTTGGGATGATGGAGACCAAGAGATTGGAGATATTTACCATAAGTTCAGGAAGAAGACATTCCTTGATAAAGTGAGGGATGTGCTTATGTGGTTTTATAAAAGATTGTAATGTTCATGATTATCGACAGAAACAAACTTTTCGCTAAACTTTCAGGAGGTGACTATATTGAGAACACTGAAAGTTCCAGCATACTCTTAGCTGAAACATCAGATAACTCATTTGAGTCGTTTGATGAAAAGGTGTCATCTTTGATTAAGTACTTCTTTGGGTATGTGTCTCATTGCATAATGGACTACCATAACTTAGGTCATAATCAAACATACGAAGTACCAAATTCCATATCATTCAGATTTCCAATTAGTATCTGTGTTAATGATGATGGGGATAAGGTTATGTGCTTCTGCAAGTCGGAGGGTGATTTAAGTGGTATATCATACTCCTATCTAAGCGAAACACGCACTCCGTTTGTAACTGAGTCTGAGCTTAAGTCTATTGCTGATGAGTTTCTTATAGATGGTCTCAATGGTGTCCTCCCGATACAAATAGACTTCTCGTCAGTCATATGTCATAAGTGCGGTAACGCCCAAGAGCGAGGTCTTCGTTTCTCTCTTTTCTCAAAGGAGATGGGTGAGCTATACCCAAATATATCCGATGAGATTAAGGAGCATACAAGGATGTCTAAGGATAAAGCTACTAACATACCATTTGAGTATGGGATATGTCGTTATTTCAATGATAACTTCAACTTATCACTCAAGCAAGAGATGCCATACTTATACCCAATAGACGTTCGTAGCCCCTATAAGGACACCAAGGCAAAGTCTTCAGTAGAGCTTAATACCCCTACGAGTAATATGAGGGATATTATTGCGTATGCCTTATCGGAGGAGAATGCAGGCAAGCTGATGGATTGTGATATATCTGAGGTAGCAGAACTCTGCGTTACAATCGCTGTATGCCATAACAACCCTTGGGGTGTATCAAACCTCTATGATGAAATGTTCCCAATGGAAAGGCTCATCAGAAATGAGCATACGTGTTCCAAAGTATCAGTATTAACCGAATTAAAGTTTACGAAAGATGTAGAAAGATGTTTATCATAAAAAGAAGCCTCAAGGAGTTTGTAGGAAAGCTCATTGAGAAGATTGACCTATACCAAGCAAGACACCACGAGCTTGACGAGAATGACGACACGAAGAAGATAATAGATACCATTGACGTAAGTGAACAGAGGCTTCGTGTCCTTACCGATACGGGTTACGAGAAAGTGACCCATATCCACAAGACCCAACCTTATAGGGTCTATACCATAGAAACAGAAAACGGGGAGAAGCTCAGCTGTGCGGATAACCATAAGCTGTTCTTCTTTGACAAGGAGGCTGGAAGACCCGCAGAAGAAGTCTTCGTCAAAGACCTGAAGAAGGGCGACTGCATCGCTGTCTTTGGTGGGAAGGACTACGTCAAGTCCATCACCAAGCACGGGTTCTCCCATTCAATGTATGACCTTACAATTGATAGCAAGAACCACCGATACTACACGAATAACATCCTATCGCATAATACTACGACTATCGTAGCTATCATCGCTTGGATACTTTGCTTCAGTACCGATAAGAACATCCTCGTGATGGCGAATAAGGGTGCTACCGCAAAGGAGATTATCAGTAAGCTCGTGGAGGTGTTTAAGGGTCTCCCGTTCTTCCTGAAGCCTGGGTGTATATCCTTCAATACGGAGAGTATCGTACTTGATAACGGATGCCGTATTATCTCTCAGACGACTACTGCGTCATCAGCTATCGGTTTCACCATTGATATGCTTTACCTTGACGAGTTCGCCCACGTAGACCGAAGTGTAGCGTACGAGTTTTGGCGTTCGGTATACCCTACTATTTCAGCATCAAAGACTTCAAGGTGTATCATTACTTCTACTCCTAATGGTATGTCAAACAAGTTCTTTGATATATGGGATGGTTCACAGAAGGGGCTGAATAGCTTTGCGAGCAAGAAAGTATATTGGTGGCAAGTCCCAGGTCGTGATGCTGAATGGGAGCGCAAGACACGCTCTGACTTCGGGGATAATGAGTTTGACCAAGAGTTCAACCTTTCCTTCAGCGTATCCTCTACGATGCTACTTAAAGCAAGAGACCTCAAGTACCTCAAGCGTATCAGTAAGGAGTATGTACAGCACGACTTGAATGGGTTAAGGAAGGAGCTTAACGACAAACTCACTTGGCATCCTGACTTTGACCCGTATAGCATTGACTATATGCGTGACGCATTCGTCCTCTCTCTTGACACGGCTCAGGGGTCTCCTATCCAAGATGGTAGTAAGTTGGACTCTGACTACAACGTACTTAATATCTTCAAGCTCGTCCCTATGTCAGAAGCCGCACTGAGAGACCCATATCGTGTTATCAAGGATGTGCGTGATTGCTTCAGGCTTGTTCAGATTGGCATTTACTTGGATAACAAGACCAACGAGAAAGACCTTGCAGAGGTCGCTAAGTACGTTACGTTTAATCTGTTTAGGAACGGCATAGGAGATATTGACAATACGAGAGTCCTTGTTGAGGTGAACTTCAACGGAGGTCGATTTATGGATGTCTTCAGAAGTCACGATAACTTCTACGACAACGTCCTTATACATACGGCTCATAGGGTCGCTATGGATGGTGAGTTCATTCCTTTGAAGGCTGGTTATAAGACAACTCCTGGGAATAGGTCTTACTACATTGACCTTGGTCGTGATGGCATTGAACAGAGACGTATCATCACAACACATACGGATAAGAAAGCTAACCTAAGCACGGAGGGTCAGCTCAGTTCGTTCGGCAAGAACAAGAAGGGTAAGTACGAGGGTATCGCTATCCACGATGACATCTCAATGACGACACTCAACCTGAGTAGGTTGTTTGACTCAGAGGAGTTCCTATACTTCCTATCCAACTACTACGAGACCTTCCTTGAGGGTATGCCTACTTACATCTCATCAGCTATCAATAGCTACTACTCCAATGATGAGCAGGACTTGTATAACCTCCACGATGGTATCAAGGGGGCTTTGCAGATTGCTTCGGGGTATAGCACGAGGGATGAGGAAATCTATGACATATATAGGGGTATGCGATAAATAGGTGAAAGTGATTGCAAGTTTTTATGGCAGAAGATAAATCAAGAGTAGTTCAACTATTTGACGGGACAGCACAGCCCGTCTACCCCGTAGTAGCCTTTGAGAATGTCTGTGACATTGTTGAGACCTCGGGAGATAATAAGGTTATACCTAACGTTCTCGGTAGTGCGGCGAGACGCAGAGCGAGCGATTTTCTTGGTGTTGGTCTCACTCCCGTCTATAACGACAATGAGGAGGCTAAGATTATCAAGCGTATCAATATCTCGCCATCGGGTTCACCTGATGCACCTGCAACGCTTTCTATCGAGACGGACTCTCTGTCTAAGGGTCTTGAGCGTACTCTGAATAAGGAGACGACTATTCCCGTTGCAAACCGCATCCTTACGAAGGGCGTTGCCTCTGCGCTTAGAAATCTGATGCCATCTAATCCTTCCGATTGGGGTACGGGTAACTATCTGACGAGTGGTGACAATGCTTCGGCAAATATGTACCTCTTCGTAGAAAGCCTATACAAGAACATATCGCAAAAGCTCTTTACCGAACTGAAGGGTCGTACGCATAATGGCGCAAAGGTAGGTGAGGTGCTTATTGATGGTGGTCACAAGACGGCTTCACCTAACGACTATATCAACGTCACTCCTGCCAAGCCTAAGAACAGAGAGTTCGGAACTCCTATGGGTCTCTTTGTTATGGATAGCGGCATCCTTCTGCAAGACGAGGATAGCGAAGCATCTTATGCTATAACCAACCTTACTATCAACAGAGGCGTTATCACTGCAACGAGAAATAGGATTAGCGGTGGCGGTGGCACAGCAGGTGCTCTTAACCTTCCTTCTCTTATCACGACACTCACGGGTGAGATGAATAAGACTACGGGTCGTGCAGGTGGTTTTGATAATATGCTTGATAAGTTCTTTGATGAGAACATCAAGCGTTACTCAACGAGGTATAGGAAAGCCGCTAACCTTCCCGTACGTATCAAGAATAACGCAGAGGGTGTAGAGTCTACTGCACTTCCCAATAAGGGTGCAGGGGATACTATCAATGTCCTATCAAATGCCTATATAAACAACGATGGTTATCTTGTCCTTCAGAAGCAGTCTGTAACCATCCCATCAGCTGTTGCTGGCGGTGGTGGTACGGCTACGGATGCTCTTACGCTTAACAAGGCAGAGAAGCAGACGACAAACAAGCCTATCAACCTTGATGGGCTTGGTGCAGAAAACCACGTTGCTCTTAAAGTAGATGGTAAGGTCACTACCTCAGAAGGGTTCTATGAAGTCTCGGACGAAAGGCTAAAGGATATAGTAGGTCGTCTATCCTCAAACGAGATTGACATCATCCTTAATGCTCTTACAAGTCCTATCAGATATACGATGAAGGGTGATGAAGATGGTCAGGTACAGCTTGGTGTTGTCGCTCAGGAGATACAGAAGATAATCCCCGAAGTCGTATCATCTCAGATTATTGAAGGAGAAGAGCGTCTTATGGTGGACTACTCTCGCCTTTCGGTTGTAGCTCTTTATGCTGTAAAGGGTGTCAAGGCTGAGATGAACGAACTCACCAAGCGTATGAATAACCTTGAAAGTAAATTTGAGAGTTTCATTAAGCAATGCCACAAAGGGTAACAACAACAGAACTGCATACGGAGATAAAGCACGCACGAGACGCATACAAGGGCGTAGGTCACGACTACCACGGGAATATCCTACGTAATATGCTATCTAACGAGCTGTTCTCCAATCCAACTCAGGATGCTTTTCTCAGGGGTATAGAGGTGCTTATAGAGGAGCTTATAGACTCGGTCAAGACCATCAAAAAGCATTTCTCCATAGCCCATAAGAAAGGTGGTAATAGGAGACGGGAAAACATCAACTAATAGAATAAAGAGAGGGGAGCGACAACGCCTCCCTCTCTTGTTTTTATGTAAATACGCTTAGCAAAGCGAAGTGTCAATGAGGTATAAAGCTATCAGCTCTCTCCTTGGAATGAAGTTCTTTTCCTTGGATGGTAAGCAACAAAATATCAAGCATAATCATATTGTATCATTCTTCATAGAACCCAACGATGGGTTTGAAGCCAAGGGGTATGTAGTAAACCTTGGTGATGGAGAGTTTGAGTTTGTCATAGAAGACGGAGGCTCACGATTTGATAATGGTACGAAGGGTGATATATTCTTCGTGAACAACCTCTCTGAGCTTACCTATACGATGAGCTTAGAGCGTCTTGATATAACTTACGAGGATGAAGAGTATAGCACCTCTGACGAAGGCTCTGTTCGTTTTGAAGGTAGCAAGGTGAAGAGCATCACCCTTAGGGATGATGAGGACAAGCACCTTGTTGCTAAGATGCTCAACTCTTTTATTCCATTCCCTTCGTTTTCGCTTGTTGGCTCTATTGAGATGGAGAAGGGTGCGGTAGGTCTGATGAATACCTCCGAGCTTGTTATTCTCGGGGAACGTATCGCAGACAACTACGTATCCACATATTACACTCCATTCTCCAATATACCTCCACATATCAAAGTAATCAACGGAGTACCTTGCCTTGCTACATATCGTATTGTTGCTAAGGCTGAGGACGAGGCTGTCGTCTTTGAAGTATCCTCGGATAGGGGTAGCATATCGGAAGGAGAGAATGTAGAGCTTGTAGCACCAATCTCTTACTCTAAGGTAGAATATGAAGGTAAGGAGTATAAGCTAAGAGAGCTGGGCAACTTCTCCGATATACCAATTAAGAGAGAGACGGCATCGGCAGTGTCTCCTATCGTCCTGCACTACGGAATGAAGGCAGATAACGAAGGGGTCTTTGATAGCACGCTCTCGCTAAGTCTTGTAGAGGAGTTCGTTCCTCTTGCAGATGACTACTCCTCGGTTGCTACACAAGAAGAGTACAAGAACCTTGTATCGGTATATCCATTCTGTACCATAACGCTTACAAGCGAGGTGGAAGGGCTTGATGATAGACTACGTACCTTCTTCACTAACTTCGGTATTCCCGACCCTAAGGACTATCAAGACGCATTCAAGGACGCTCCTCTAACACCTCTTGACGCACGCTTCATCAACGACAAGAGTAAGGAGCTATACCTAATCCACCAAGATATATTCCCCTATGCAGGTACATACAAAGGCTTGCTTAATGCGGTGAACTACCTTGGTTATGACGACATCTTCTTTAGGGAATGGTACACAAGAGTGGATAACCCTGAGGAGAAAGCCCCTGAGGTTGGGTTTATCTCTATGGACGTTAAGAAGGGTGTCACTCTTTCAAGCAAGCTCAAAGCCACCAATATAACCTATGGTGAATACCTTGACCTCAAGAAGCTGAGAAAGCTCTCACTTGTATATAACATCAACAAGGTAGTAGGAGAGGATAAGCATAGCATCCCTGTAACGGAGAAGGTATATGACTATACTCAGGACGTACTACTCCTAAAGCTGTATGCACTTCGCTCTTGGCTTAGTGAGTATATCATAGGTCTGCAATCTAAAATCACAGACATCGTAGGTGAAGCATCGTTCTTTCACGGACATCCCGTAAGGCATTACACTACGGGTGGTTCGGCTCTTGAGGTGGAGAAGGTGATGAAGATGAGACCTAAGTGGGATACCGATATGACCATTATGGAGGATGAGACGAGTGGTGCATATACGTATATCCGAATGGAAAATAGCGGGACGAGTATCAAAATCTCCGATATAGGAGACAAGACCTTCCGTGACTTCGTGGACTATGCCGTTAACACCTCTCCGCATGCAGAGAATGGGTTTAACGTAGCCAAGCGTATGCACCTCACCCCTCCATCTACAAGTACGTCTATCGTATACGCTGACAAATGGAATCCCGACAACTCTTTGGAAATTCCGTTGGGTGCTACATTCAGCTTCCCCGTGCAGTATGAAGAGCTGACCTATGTAATAGAGCTTGACGAGACGGATACCTTCGCTATGTTTGCTGGTCTGTTCAATAGTCATTCGGCATTCCAAGGGAATCCTATCTTCATCCACGATAACAAGATGATACTTCCTGACAAGTCTAAGAAGTCGGTATTCGTGAATCTCCCTTCATTCTTCGTGTCGGAAGGACGTGTGTATAACTACGACCATAAGTATGGCTTCTTGGAGATTGCATACGAGATTACGAGAAGGGATGGGAAGTACATTCTCCTCAAGGATGGTGAGGTCATCCACACCAGCGAAGAGCCTATCGTAATCACTCCGTCAAACAAGGGTGGTGAAGAATGTATCTTTGAATACAACGAAGCAGACAATACCCACGCATTGAGTTTTAGATATGATATGTTTGGTAATGGTCTGTATGCTATCGTTATAGATGAAGGTAGCTTAATCACCACCTCTTCTAATAGCTCAAACATGGGCGAAGAGAATGACGAGATAATCTACTTCTCCTCAACCATAGACAAGGAAAAAGGCGTGAAGTCTTCGTCTATCACGGCTAAGGCAAGGATGCGTATCCCTACAAGGACGAGATATAACAGCGCAAGCTATATCCTTGAGCAGGTATGCGTATATTTGTCTGCACGCACGGAGCTTAACATCAATCAGGTGTATGATGAGAAGATAGCTGGGTCATTTGGTCAGGAATCTGTTTACGTACAGCTCCCAAGGGCTGGTATGTATTCGCTTAAAGCGGTTATAGCTGACGAGTACAACAACGCACATATAGCAGAGGCAAGGAAGAAGCATATCGTCACGAGGAATGAAATTATGACCTCTGATGATAAGCCCGTAACAAGGATTGTCGCTATCACCGAGGATATGCCCAATACGAATGTAACTACCGACATCAACATTCAAGCAAGCGAATATCCTATCTTCCCTCTCGTAGACAAGGTACAAGCCCGTGGTTCTATGGAGGTGTCTATTAACGGAGTTGATTATGATGCTGTCTCTTTTGAAGATAAGACCATATCATCCAACATCTCTAAGGGTGACTTCATCTATATGGACAACCTCACCATTCGTGCTATTAGCGGTGTGGAGTTCACGGATGACAACTATATCTACCTCAAGGTAAAGAGAAACCCAAGAGTAGACTATCAGGGTCTCAATAGGAGTGGTGCAGAGATGGCTATGACTATCTTTGATACGGAGCAGAACACTGAATATGCTACTTACAATGTTGTCGTTGAAAGGGCTTATACCTCGCTCAAATCTGTACCCGAGAATGAGAAGCTGATTAACTCAGCTATCTTTGATAGCAACGAGGTCATCTACCTCAAGTGCAGAGTGTCAGATGACAAGTACCACGAGTTCAAGGACACCTACGAAGAGATAAAGAAGAGAAGGGACAATAAGATTACCATTGGTCTTAATTCCTCTATGAGAAGGAACGTACTCACCGATGACCCCTTCTGCCGTAATTGGATTATTGATGGTGTTAAGTTCGCTTCCCTTCCCGTGTCGTCCTTCGCAGGCATCAGCTTTGAACGTAATGCTGTCGTCAAGCTGTCCTATCTAAGAGACATCGGCATCTCAGGTGGAGTATGTATTAGCGAGTGCGCCTATAAGGTCATAGACATCAAGCACGAGATGGCAAAGGCAAAGGAGTATAGCGCCTTTTGGAAGTTCAAGAAAATTGTAGACGAAGACGAAGAACTCAAAAGAACCATATACAACTCAAGAGTAAAGGAGCTTGTCTTTGTAAATGGATGGTTTGATACCGAGGTGGCGCACCCCAATGGCAACCATCGTATATCTACATTGTCAGGGGGGAATGTAACCACACTACAACTTTCCAATGCACATAATACCTACGTTCAGTACATAGGCAAAGCAGAGACCTCTCAGGCTACTCTGAACGGGAGACCATTCGTTGTACTCAACGAGGAGACCTCCCATTACGCTCCATATATGGATAGCACCTTTGAACTCTACGGAAGGAAGTTTGATGAGTGCAAGTTCAGAGCAATATGGGCTAAGCCATCTGCATTCGGTTCGGAACGTCTTAGGAATATACTTGAAGGCAAGAGGAGAGATGATAATATACACGCAGGAAAGAGTGGCGATATTGTGTCCCTATCCAATATGAAGGTCATCTTAGATAAAGCCACCATAAAGCCCAATTCCAATATCATCATAACAGCTGAATTACCTGATTCATTGAGTTATTATCCAGGCGTTATTTTTTGGCGTATCTATAATACCTTAGACAATACTCTCATAGGAGAGTGCCACAACGTTTCACTGCAACTCAACCTCCCTCTTGATAAGGGTCTTGACGAAATGACCTACAGAGTGGAATGCGAGTTCCTTGATACCCGTGGCAATAAGAAGGATACAATCAAACCCTTCTTTGTCAAGGTAAAAAGATAGATATATGCTAAAAAGGATTATCTTCAAAATTATTGAATTGTTCTTCACAAGGGACGAGAAGGTTTGGCTTGTAAGGAACGTGTCTGCATTATGCGACTACGACCTGAACACCAACATTGAAGAACCCGAAGAAGTAACAAACGAAGAGAAGAAGTTAAAGGATATGGGTAAGTTCTCTACCCCTATCAAGGAGATAAAAATCTCCATCAGTATGGATAGTGAGGATTAAGAAAAGAATCAGATATGGCAAATAGAAAGCAGAATGCGGTGTACTTTCAGTATATCCAAGGTGTAAACCAAAATGAAATAGTATCCCTCCTGGGGTCAGAGCGTCTTCCTGACGGGAGGATTGCTTACACCCTTAGCGATATGAACGTGGTCTCGGATGACCTTATCTACCCACTTTCTCGTATTGGTGGTAGTGATGTTAGGTTTAACGAGCAGACGGGAGAGTATGAAGAAGTTCCCGCCTTCGCTAAGCCACGACCTCTCGCTCAGTACAAGGTTATTCAAGTACCATACCCCGATAGGAAGTGCTATAACTTCTTCGCTGTAGACTCTAACAACGAGATGCAGTTTATCAAGCAGTATGATGCTCAGGGTCGCCCCATCGGTAACTACCCTAACCCAAGGTTCAACCCTTCTCTCATCACGTCATTCTCCTACGAGAATATCCTTCCCGTTCCTAATGACTTTGTCGTTTCATACGTGAACTTCGTTAATCCCGATGAGGATGAGGACTATGACCTCATTGACCTATCGGATGAAGAGGTAGCAGAGGAAATGGTTATCACTCCTCCGCAGATAATCGTTAGTGAGCCGATAACCAAAGTGGTAGCCGATGATGATACTATGGAACTTATTAAGCCCATCTGTCTGGAAGAACCACAAGCGGTTTCAGACATTGACGAAGAGCTTATCACACGCATCCTCAAGAACTCAAAGAAGAAGGACAGCACGCTCTCCATCGGTCTGAGTATTGAACTCCCCGTGAAGACGATTGTAGATGTTGTGCGTGCTACCTTTGAGAACCCCGATGAGCATATCAATAGGATGTGCGAGAAGCTCGTTCAGTCAGTCTCTACGGAAGATATTAAGAATAAGATGAAGGAGATTATTCTTGACCTTTATACAAGCGAAGCAGAGGTGAAGCCTAAGAAAGAAAAGCCCGTACGTCTTGATGACAATAAGCCTCGTGAGGTTGAAGACACCAAGGTCGTCACCATTAACGAGAAGACAGAAGGTAAGGAGATTACTCTTGAAGAGGCTATCAAGGTGACTTCAAAGAAGAAGGATGAAGATACGCCACTTGCAAGCAAGAAGGTGAAGTCAAAGGATATGACTCCCGAGGAGATTAAGGCAAGGAGAATAGAGAACCTCCGCAAGGCTCGTGAAGCCAAGAAGCTGAAAGCTCTCCAAGAGAAGGAGAATAACTAATACCTAAACAAACCGAAGAAGAAGGGGAAGGCATCATTGAATGCCCTCCCCTTTCGCTTTCTATTCAGTGACTCTTAGTAATCCGCTGTAATGGTCAAAGTCACACTCGCAGGTTATCACATAGTCTACTCCACTATCAAAACCCTCTCGGCTAAGAGTAGCGTTGTCACATTCTTCAAAGATACGTCCATTGTAGGCTAATAGGTTGTCACTACCTCTAAACCGTTTCTTCTTACCAACTATGAATATATTGCGATAGACTTTCATATTACCATTTATAGGAATAGTCATCCCCTAAGTCATCAGCTAATAGATAGTTCTTCTTCTTAGCTTCATAAGTAGATATTACATACTTATACTCGTCCTTATCGCTCAAGAACTTCTCGTCAGGAGTTGTCGTCTTGGCGTGCCTGAAGAACTCCTTATGGATACTGAATGTGGTTACATCGTCTTCATCGCTATAAGGAATGACAGCATCAATCTCAGTGACAAGGAACATTTGAATGTCAAACATAAACGTAGAGAAGATTTCTGCTCCACCTATGATAAACGTATCTCCCTGATTATCACCAATATACCTCAATACTTCATCCCTACCACGCAATACAACAACGTCATCACGCTCCTCCATTGTCTTGGATAGTACGATGTTCACCCTATTGGGTAGAGGCTTGCACCCAAGAGACTCAAAGGTCTTTCTACCCATTACAACACTCTCTCCACTTGTCATTTCCTTGAACCATCTCAGGTCACTTGGGAGATGCCAAGGCATCTTACCATTCACTGCTATAACGCCATTCTTAGAAATGGCTACAATACCGAGTATCATACGGCTACCTTTCCTGCAATGTGTGGATGTGGGTCGTAGTCAAAGAGCTGGAAGCTCTCGTAGGTGAAGTCGTCAATATCCTTAACCTTTTCATCAAGGAGGATATAAGGAAGAGGTCTTGGCTCTCTTTGTATTTGCGTCTGTATCTGCTCCATATGGTTAGAGTAGATATGTACGTCACCAAGAGTGTATACAAGGTCTCCTGCAAACAGACCCGTGACGTGCGCCATCATCATCAGAAGGAGCGAGTAGGATGCGATGTTGAAGGGAACACCGAGGAAGAGGTCTGCGCTTCGCTGGTAGACTTGTAGAGATAGCTTGTTGTCCGCTACGTAGAACTGCATAAAGCAATGACAGGGAGGGAGAGCCATCTCGTTAATCTGACCCACGTTCCAAGCGGAGATAATCATTCGTCTGCTGTCGGGGTTATTCTTGATACATTCAACAATATCCCTTACTTGGTCAATGTATCCTCCATTAGGTAAATCCCAATGTCTCCACTGATGACCATACACCTTACCGAGGTTGCCGTCCTTATCTGCCCATTCGTTCCAAATACGGACACCATTATCTTGTAGGTACTTGATATTGGTATCGCCCTTCAAGAACCAAAGGAGTTCGTGGATGACGCTCTTGAGATGCACCTTCTTTGTGGTAAGGAGAGGAAACCCATCCTCCATACTGAAACGCATCTGATGACCGAAGATACTTGTCGTACCCGTACCCGTGCGGTCTTCCTTGTAGACCCCTTCGGATAGAACCCGATTGGCTAATTCGATATACTGCTTCATTTCTGTTGTTATTAAAGTTATGAAATCACTCTACAACAAAGATAGTCAAACTTCACCGAAGAAAAAATTTCTCGGAAGTTTTGGTGGTTTGAAAATTCTTATTACCTTTGCAGTGACAAGAGGTCAGAAACATTTGAAATGAGCAAACGAGCGAGAGTTGTGAAAGCAACCTCGCCACTATATATACGGAAGTACTACGGGCGTGCAAACTCCCCTATCATCCTTTGTTACTAATTTTTGTGTGTGTTACTTGTCTTGGGCTTAGGGTAAAGGTGCACACCCCGTACTTCCCAACGTGTTTCTGATATTTCTTATGATTTGGCTATGTAGCTCAATGGATAGAGCAGGTGCGTCCTAAGCACAAGGTTGTGGGTTCGAGTCCCTCCATGGTCACGATTTAAGGGGAAACTCTTTATTATCGGTTTGTTTAACAAGGTTATCTTTTAGGCATCTGTTTATCGGGAGGTAAGCAGATGCCGTTTTTTATGCCGTATTCCCTAAATATCTTTGATAGTCAATATATACGTAGCGATGTCAAAGAAGAAAAATATAGAACCCGAAGAAGTCCTATTCGGTGTTCGTTATGAAGAGGATTTCGGTGGGGTCGGAAGAAAGAACGAGGCTACATACGTTCTGATGAACCCCTATATGGTGGATGCTCCTCCACTCCTCTTATCGTCTTATATGGAGTACAAGGTTCTTCTCGGGTCTATTCTTGAGAGGACTCCCTTCGTATTCAAGAACATAAAAGGCAAAGCTCCATCATGGAATTTCCATAAGGCAGAAAAGGTTTCTAATGGGGGCTCTTATTATTCAGGGGTTAAGTTCCTCGTACCATCTGATAGAAATATGCCTGATGGGATGCAGATAAGGCTTGATGAGGATTTAAACGCTCCAAGCTCTGTAGCCTATCTTCCATATGAGATAACGGGTAGAAAGCCCCATAATGATGAATTTAACGATGACACGAGTAGCTTTGAGTTCAAGAAGATGACTCTGAACGCCTATAAGGCTCAGATGTCTGACGACCTGAAGGACTACTCCGTACAGCCAGGTTCTTTCCTCTTTGGTCTCAAAGAGCCGTTGGATTCTCTTGCAGGTAGGGATGAAAACAACATTGAATTTGTTGATTATGGGACGGATGCTTGGATGGATGCGAAAAACCAAGCAAACTTCTACTATGGTACACATTCTTCTGCATATGATTATCCTACGCTTGCTAACGCCACCAAGACGAGATATACTATCCATGTAGGTGGGGAATATAGTTCACTTCACTCTCGTGTCAAGCAGAGCTTTGACCTTCTTGAGGTGAGGAATATGACTGACTATGACGCTACTAAGTACGACAGACGTGTTGCTACACGCAACCTCGTAGACCGAGCTACGGGCAAGACCAATTACAGCAACGTACGACCCGACTTCCATTATATGGTTCTTCGTATGGATGCGAGATACCTTAGAGAAGGCGAGCGTGTTCAGTACGGGGACTTCCTATGTCGTCTTCTTGGTGTTGATTTTGATAATCCTGATGGTAAGCCTATTGATGAGCGTCTTGACAGCCTTGGCGTGAAGTTCCTTAATTGGGCTATCTCTGAAATCTCTATTCAGTCGCTGATGAATAGACCTGGATATGATAAGATGGAAGATGCGTTCGTAGAGTTTGAACTGAAGACGGCACTCAATGAACAGCTCTTTAGTGAGTGGAGAGACTTCAGCTATATCACCAAGGTAGATGCTTATGTCAAGCTGGCTCTTCTGCATTCTGATTTGGTTCGTATCAAGATATATGCTAATCGTCTTACCGAATGGCTGAATAATACCTATCCTAAGCTCTCTGAAACGCAGAAGAGGGAGTTCCCTCTTATCCCAAACCACGATAGGTACATCAATGGTGAGGCTAATGCTGTTCCTTTCGTACTTGAAGGTTGGTACAATCAGAAGGAGCAGGCTCGTGATACGGGTGCTAAGATGGCTGATTACAGCAGATACGAGCATCCAAGCCTATATGGTACTGCATCTTTCTTTGATAAATATACGCCTCCCGAGAATGGAGGTCATGAAGGGATAAAGGGGAGGACTGAATATGCAAGTTCGGGTCTGAGAATGGGTTTCTTGGGAGGTCTCACGGCATTCTCTTCTTCGCTTAATGTACCATCATTCGCTGGTAGTGAAATCTTCAGTAGAAGGCCTTCTGATGCCGTTATATCTGAATCTATCCTTGGACATACGGAGGGTAATGGGACATCGGCAGGCATTGCGTTTTCTTATAGAGATGCCTCAGGTCTCTATCCGAACAGAAAGAGAATACAAGACTTTGGTGCGACACTTGTACTCCATGATACTGCAATGACATCACGTTGGTGGTTTCAATCGCCCGAGTTGCGCAAACCTTCGGATAATAAGAAGACCGCAGCACCACACAAGGCTGATGCTATGGATAACCAATACTATTGGGGGCTTGTATTTGCCGACCAGCTTGCATATTACCCTTGGGTGTATATCTCAAAAGATGCGCACCTCAAGATGCTTCGTGCCTATGGTGTTGGTGCTCAGTACACGCTGGACTTCATAAAGGACAAAAAGTTGTATGAGAGGATTCTTGACAGCACGTCACTTATCTTAGCTCCAAGTTTCTTTACGACTATCTATGGCAGTTGCATTCAAATGTACGACTCTGTAATGGATAATAACTCCGATGGCAATCAGCTTATTGGTGCTATTGATATTCGTAGAAATTACCTTTCAGAGGTAGATGGCGTTGCTAAGTACGACACAATGTCAAGCCTTTCTGCGTTCATCCCTGCAAGCTGTTACTTGGCTATGTTAGGGTCTATCCCTTATCGCCATATGAAGCTCGTTCTAAGCTCTTGCGGTGGTGTCTTTGAAGGTGGTATCACGGGCGGTAGCTTGTATGGAGACCTTGCACTTATTGACCCCGTCAGAGCTACTACAAAGAGAGCCGTACGTGAAGCCCTTGAGGAACTTGAGCTTGGTAATTCTGATGACTCTATCACATCTACCGATGGTCTTGATACTCTCGGTGATAGATTCAACACGGGTGATGCTGATGATAGGATTATGAGCTTTAACTTAGAGAAGAAGTTGGCTATAAGGAAAGACCTAATATCCACCTTCTATCAGTCATCTCGCATTGGCTCGTATAACGCATCAAAGGACATCCATAAGTTAACCTTCAATGTGATTAACAACGAGCTACTAAGCAACTCTCCTGCTCCACATTTGGATAAGGAGTCGCTTGCGTACGACTTGCTTCAAGAACGTTCTATTGACAACGCTATAAGCTCACTCGTTTCAAGTACGAATGCTAAGATGAATAGGCTTCCAGCTGATGCCCTTGCTCTGAACTACTTGAAGACAATGTCTAATACGTATGATAAGAACTTCGATGTTAACGATTTAAATTATAGCGTTCTGATTATTGAGACGGCAAAGACGGCTCTTCTTAACCTCGTGAAGTTTTATTATGCTAACAAGCTGGAGATAAAATCACCAGGCGTTGAGTTTGAAGGGATGGTAAACTTTGCTAATACGGGTATCAAGGGGCTTAGCTATCCTTTATCAAAAAGCGAATTGACGCTTATTTCTTCTACATTCCTTGCTGGTTCAGTAGACCCTATGACGAAGCTCGTTGCAGAGAAGGGTCTTGAGGCAGACGCATTCGGCACTTCATATACGAGAGGGGGTTACTACGATAGCCTTGGTCTGCTATTGAATACCTCCACGGGGCTTGAAAATCAGGCTGGGACAATCTTTGAAGGAAAGAAGAGACCTCGCCTCCTCGGGAAGGAATGGTATCTCTCTGAGCTTGCAAACCCATATATGTCGGATGCCCTCAGACTGCATACGACATCCGTTCCATTCGCTTCGGGTGCTGGTGATAACTATCGTCTCCCTCTTTCGGGGAATGGGATGTACCTAACACCATCCCTTGTCACGCACGCTACATACGAAGGAAAGAATCACGAACGTGCATTTAGTATCTCTAATCAGAGCTACTATAAGACGGCAACGTATAATGACCTTCTTAATGATGAGAACGTGGTGAAGTTCTTCAAGGAGAACGAGGTTGTTATCAACAAGCAGATATTCCTCAGTCAGCCTTATTCATATAAGGATGATGGGTCTCTTGACTTCACCCCATTCGTGTTCAACTCACTTCTTCATAGTGCTATTGAATATGGAGATACATTCAGATGGAAGACGGCTAACAATGTTCCCGTAGAGTTGTCCCTCAGGAATGGCGAGAACAGCTTGTATGAAATCTACTCACGTACTTATGGCAGAAAGACACCTCTCCTTATTCCTTCGTATAAGAGAAAAGGTTATTCGGATACTATCGGTGAGTATATGCTCATCAGTGCTTTGAATAAGACGGCTGATGTAGATAACGCTACCATATGGTCTCACGTTAATCCAAAGCCCATCAATTCCGTCTCTGTACCATTCGTCAAGTATGGATGGGACGTTCAGAACCTTGAGCGATGGACAACGCAGGAGAGCTTCGGTAATGACCTTTACAATGACGTAAAGGCTAACAACGCACGTTCAGTCAAAGACCATAGAGGTAACTACCTTCTCCATTACGCACGCCTTTCTCCACAGAACAAGAATGCGGCTATCTTCACTGACCTCTTCTGTAAGTACACACCTTACGAGCAGTACAATGGTATTACGTCAAGTAGGTATCATACGACTGCATCTAACGCAAATGGTAGAGATACCCTGCACGCTGTATGGAGACTGAATGTCCTTTATGTCCTTTACCTTGAACACCGATGGGGTAAGGAAGTAGAGCGAGTTATCAAGACTAAGGGAGGTAGCGACAGAGTTCCTTTCATTGATGATATAGCGAGAGCATTCTTTAATGAATGTATGGCGAAGACCGACCTTCCAAGTAACACCTTCACCAATATCACCAAGATGCGTGATATGGATTTGACGAAGGGTGGTGCTTTGAATAAGGTCTACAAGGAGATGGTCAATGTGCTTGAAGAGTTCGCTCAGCGTGCAGTCTCTCTTGATAGAGGTACGGGTAGTCCTATGATGTGGCTATCGGTAGACCCAAAGGTGAAGGCTCTTAGCACTAACCCTTATGTACAACCAAATGCTGGATACCCACTTTACCCTGCTTATGGTACTAAGGTGGATTCACTCGGCAAGGATGGCAACTTCCTTCTTGATACCTATGGGGAGACCTCCGCTCCGCTACAAGCCGTAAGGTCTCTTGGTGCTCATCTCCTTCTTGATGGTATAGCGAAGAATGATGTCAAGCGTTCTACCCTCAGAGGTATTGACGTTCCTAATGATTGCTTCTTCTATGGGTTCAATCCTAAGGACGAGAGATATACGGGTGCGCATAACTTCGCTCAGTTCCATTTTGATGCGAACAATGGTAGGAGACACGATTACTACGCATTCTCTCCAAGGCAAAAAGCAAGCGGTATCAACCTGATGGATTACACTAAGGAGAGCGGTAGGATTATCAAGGCATCTGCGTTTACTCTTCACACGAAGAAGGCTTCTGCACATACAGACTTCCTCAACTCGCCATCTATCTCGGGTGGTGCGTCAGCTGATATGACTGCCTTTAAGGCTGGTGCTGTTGATGGTGTAAAGCAACATTCACCTTGGATGTTCTCTGCTCCATTCAAAAACAATCACTCCCACGCAGGGGTAGAGGCTTATGGAGGCAAGATGTACGCTCGTGAGATGGAGACGCTTTGGAATCCATATAGCGTCAAGCATCTCGTAGGAAGTGGTGGTACGGACAAGCTCAATCCTCTGATGATGTTTGGTACGTGTTCATCGCTATCAGACCTCAAGGGAGAGCAACTCTCAGGTGCTGTGGTCTCGGGTGTCAATATCAGTGGTGGTATGCTTTATGACCCACACTCTATTAAGCCCATATTCCTATATCCTGGGAATAATGAGGCTACGAAGTTTGGCACTTTATTATCAAGAGAGAAGTACGATGTCTTTACTTGGGCTACTATCAAGGAAGACTATATGAATGAGCTTTGGGCTACACCTACTGAAATCACGGCCCCAGCCGCTCTAACTCAGTCCAAAAAGGATGGGTTTGCTAATAGCATAGAGAGCATCAGAAATAGGTACAAGCTCAAGGGCGTTAAGCCTACCTCCGTGAAGAGGACGGATGCTCCTAAGGTGGAATCAACTATCTATGGTATTGACATTCTTATTGATGTCACCTACCGAGGTGAAGGGTTTAACACGAGGAAGAAGCTGGAGCATATCAGAGACTATCTGAAGAACTACGCAAGTGTCTTTGCTGGTGATGAGAACGTGAACAAGACGCTCAAGAATGACAAGGTGAATGCCCTTGGTATCGGTAACACGATATTCGGTGCTTGGCTGACGAGAAATGATGTTCCCGCACAGAAGGCTACAGACGCTGATTATACCCTACTTCAAAACCACCTTGGTGAGTCTATGACTAAACCAAGACTGAGTGATGTATATACGGGTAGTCATTGTTACATTGAGCATCTGCACGCTTATGATGGAAATGCTATGGTGAAGGCTGGTATCCTTGATACGATAGAGTTTGCAAATACATTCTATGCAAGCTACCTTGCAAGGTTTATGTTCTCAAGAGTATATGTAGATATGTTCCCCGTTCCCCTTGAAGAGCATCCAGCATTCTTCTCTGCAACTAAGCATTTGGGTAAGAATGGTGTTATTAGTCTACAACGTGTCGGTAATAAGGTGAACAAGGACATCTCTTATAGCGACTTCTTGAAGTATCAGAACGCACCTGAGCTTGACGAACGTCAGAAGATAAGGCTTGTCAAGAACATCAAGACCAACGGGATGCTGTCTGACGTAGATGAAAGTAGAGCTAAGAAATTCGGTGAGTATATCAGACGTATCCAAGTCGGTAGTGGCGGTATCGGAGATGTTTCTGTAAGAGGAGTTACTATCGCAGGTGTTAATCTCACGGAAGAGCAGAAGAAGCAAATCCTCTTTGAGACGAATACCGCCAATAGTAATATATCGCCACGTCCTATCAAGTATGACGAAACCCAAAGTGGTATCTTCATCAAGGACGGAGATAAGGTGACGCTCAGACTTAGGGTTTACTCAACATCCATCTACGACTATATGACTACCGACAAGGTGAAGAATGTATCGTCAGTGGATTACAATGATATGCCCTTTAAGAATGTCGGATATGGCAAGGACTTCACGGATGCTATTAAGGCTACCAACGAAACGAGATTTTCACGTACAGCAGAGCCATCTTTCCCTTGGCACAACTACGACAAGTCTACCATCTTTGACTCTACCATACCTAACGCTTATACGGCAGGGGCATCGGAGAGTGACAATACACTTCTCTCGCACAACACGTATGGCTCGCTCCTGCCATATCGTAGTGTCAATGAAATCTACACAAAGGCGAATGGAACGTTATCGCTTAAAAAGACCAATCAAAGATATGGTCTATCTTACCACGATAGATTCCTTGAGCTGGGTGTGGTAGAGCCTTGGGGCGTGGATGCTTCTGACGTTAAGAGTGGAGATGTTACCAATGGTCGTAGTCCTGCAAACAGAGGTGGTCTGAAGCCTCTTACGTTCGGTAAGATACCGCTTAACATCCTACACAGAAGAGTATCGCCATCCCTATCAAGCGTAAACATTGAGGGTGCTCAGGATGCTTCGTATAGACTTACGGAAGGTGAAATCAACCTGATGCAGTATCACGATATTATCGGTATAGGTAAGGAAGAAGGTAGTGCTGGTGGATTCTACCAAAAGTGGTTCTCTCCAAGCGAACTCGGTATCTTCACCTTCTCCATGAACCAAGTATCTGAGGATGAGAGTGTTGCATACAACAAGAAGCTGTATAGACACGAGCCTCTCAAGAAGATAAGACCTGCTGAGTATAAGACCAACGAAGAGTATACGGACTATATCAGCAAGAGACTTGACAGAGGTCAGATACCTAACGTGATTGATAGGATATACGCTTCACCTACTACTGCAACGTATTTCTCGGGAGGTCCAGCTCTTTCTTACAATATGCTTGTGACGAATGCAGTGGTAGAGCTTCAGACGCTTGATACTTCCATTATCCACAAGGAAGATGTAGCTACTCAGTTCGCTGGTATCGCTAATCTCCTCGGTAAGAAGGGTGATAATATCTCCGCTGTTGATGCTTGGAAGACCATTCCTTCATTCGTTGTACCACTCTATATGAATGGAGACACGATGGTAAGGTACATTGACAAGTATGGGTACTACGAGGATGCTATGGAGATGAATGCGATGTTTGAAGACTCCATTATCTCTGAAAAGAGAAAGAGGGTTGAGGATATGAATATCATAGAGCTGATTGAAAACTCAATGTGTTCTATCCCGCTTACCTTTGAAGACCCACGTGGTGCTCGTGGTTATGCGTCTCTTGACTTCGGTGGTATGAATGTACCTATGATACATAGGACACTCGGGGAGAGAATGAATTGGCTTGGTACGAGAAAGGCACTCAGTGGCTTCAACGTCAATAACTTCATCAAGGCTGTTGGCGGTAAGGTGATGGGTGACGTAAGGACGAGTGACAACTTCAACGCAGAAGTGTATTCTAACTCGGCTCACGTTTATAGCCCTTACCACCTTGATACCTTTGAGTACTTCTACCCATTGACGTTTGAGTATGGTCTTACGATGGCATCGGAGACAAGAGAGAATGCCCTCAATAGTGTCCCAAATAGACTGAGTGCTACCTACAAGACAAGGACGCAGTTCTCTGTGAACTACACTTCCCTTGAAAGGAATACCATCGGTAGCGTTCTGTTCAATATGACGAGCACGGCAAAGCCTTCAGGTTCAGTGTATATTCCAAAGCCTTCTAAGTCTATCACACGTTCGTATAGTGTTGGTATAAGAGACATCGAAGGAAGAACGAATGCAGAGCTGTGGAAGAGAGTGAACCATTGGAAGTTCGCAGAACGTGTCTATATGGACAACCCAACGAGCATGGATATTCTTGAAAGGTTTGAACAACTCAGGGAGAAGGAACGACAAGCCGTCCTTGATGAAGTTCTCTTTGACTCATTCTACGAAATACCTCTGAGACTATTTGAGTAATGAAGATACGACCAAGGCTAATCCTATCAGGGTTCTACAACTACTTCCTTGGGAAGAACAAGGTGCAGATGAGGAGGCGTTTGAACGTCTGCTCATCCTGCCCTGATAGGAAGGGAATGACGTGCGGGATATGTCACTGCTTTCTTCCAAGCAAATGCGCCGCTAAGTACTTAGAGGATGAAGAAGGAAAGTCTATCTACGGATGCCCTAAAGGCAGATGGTAACTAACGAATATAAGGACGCTCCTATACCCATTGCGGTGTAGGGGCGTTTGCTTGTAAAGGAGAATGTTCTTATCTTTGCACTATCACTATGGAGTAATCACACTCCGCATAAACCTAAAAGTGAATATGCAAGACGAAATTGAAGAAGGACTTATCTGCAACGAGTTCAGTAAGTTTGAGCTTGTTGATATAGACGAGGTGGTAAGTCTCGGAGAGATGGAAGAGGATGTATACGATATTGAGGTAGAGGGGACGCATTGTTTCTTCGCTAACAACGTCCTCGTCCATAACTCTTCCTTCAACGCTCTTGGCATCATAGCAAGATACTTCGGTATTTCCAATAAGGATATGATACCATTCCTTGAATCCTTGGACGAGTACGGCATTCAGCCATATTTGATGAACTACCTTGATGTATATGCAAAGGGAATGGGATGTCAAGGTAATCTACTTAACTTGAAGGTAGATGACATTGCAGAAGATATGCTTATCTACGCAAAGAATAAGTATGCTGTCATCACCGACAAGAAGGATAAGTCTACAGGTATACCTACTATCTCTACCACTCAGTCTGAGTTCACGAGAGAGCTGATGAAGGACTTCCTCAAGTGGGTATTTGCTTCCGTAAGGGATAACGACCTTAACCCTATTAATATGGGAGAGAAGGTAATGGAGATTTACTCCGCCTTCCATTGCGGTAGTATTGATGATGTCTCTACCCTTGTTAATGTGGGTGATGTCCTAAAGGGCGTATCGGTCAAGCCTTCCCTTGGTGTTGTTAAGTTCCCTATGGGTGCTATGCCTCAGACGAAAGCGTCAGGGTATTACAACCTATCCATCCGAAAGGATACCACTCTTCGTAATAAATACAAGCTCATACAAGGTAATGAGGCTATCAGGTATTACTACACTACCAACGATGAATATCCTATCTACGGATACCCTGCTGGATGTTTGCCTATTGAAGTAGCCCCCGAGCCTGATTATGGGAAGATGTTTAAGGTGCTTGTCTTGCCGTTTATCAACGACACTATCAGGCTGTTTGGAATGCCCTCCATCAACGATGGGCTTTTTGAATAGAAATGCTTAAGGAGAAAATAGAACAATACAAAGATGAAGCCATCCGCCTCATCAACGAGAAGAAACAAGACCTCAATCCCAGGACTATCGCTTCCTCTCTTTGGAGTATGACGGAAGGCGCACTTGTATCTTCCATTCTTGAGAACCCTATTGACCTTGGGACGATATGGGGACGCTTCTCGTCTCCATTACAAGGAGAGTGTATTGTCTGTGGCAAGAAGTCTGATATTATCCTTGACGGAGTATGTTCTGCCGAGTGCGCTATGAAGCACGCTAAGGAGACTGCATTGTCTTATATGAAGGGATACGTCAGCACGGCTATTGACGGAGCTGTAAACGAGATTATGGAAACGAAGACCAAACTCAATCAAGAGCTGGATAAAACGATTTCGCACCTCACGGATACAGCAACGGAAACACTCAAGGCTCTTGATATGAAAGCTACGCTCTTAGTAGAACAGAATGTCACAAGACGCACTGAGGAGGCAAATAAGCTCCTACAAGAGCTTGAAACGAAATACACGGACATCTCTTCCACCTTGGTAGAGAAAGCGTCTCTGATAAGCCGTATTCAAGCTGAGAAGGAGAATGAGATTGTTGCTAAGCTGATGAAGGCTGTAACGTCATTTGTTGCTTCCATACGCAAGGCACTTGGTAGTATCAAGCTCCCATCCCTCCCCAACAGCCCATACGAGCACGCACTATCTGTTATAGGTGGAGTTTCCTCAGCATCCGACCTCGCTATGTCGGGACTAACGAAGGCATACGAGGCAAGCTATAAGGCACTCACAAGTGGTGTCGCATCTAAGTTCTCGCTCAAGGCAGGAGGGATGTATATGTTCGTCACGCCTAAGAGTATAATAAAAGGAGACCCTAATATAGTCTCCCTCATCAAAGTCAATCAGAGCAATCCCGTTGGTTCAGTTCTCGGTGCTCTTGACAATACGCTTTTACCTCTCGTCTCAGAGAAGCTGTCTTCATTGTACAGACCAACGGAGGCGGATAGGTATAAGCCCGTAGGAGAGTTTGCTTCTTTAGCATCCAAAGGTATCACTGCCCTCCCCTACGTCACTCCCCTTCTTGGACTATTCAACGCCTCGCTTGGCGGGTTCAAGATGACAGAAGAGGCAATGCCGTTATGGGAAAACCTAAACGTAAAAAACTTAGGCTTCCTCCTTTGGTCTCACAAAGAGTTCGGCTCAGTGGGGTCAAACCATTTCGGTTTGCCATTGTAATATAAACGTATATAAACGATGTCTATTAAAAAGAAGTTTGTATTTGCGTCCGTATTGTTTTTCTCATTAGCCTTTCCTAAGTCAAGTTTCGTGAGAGCTTCAGAGATGAAGATGGAGATGGATACCGCATCCGTCAAAGTCAAGCTCAAGAACGAATATAAGGACACCAAGGATAAGCTCATTAAAGAGGTAGACGAATATATCGCCTCAACCTCTAAGTCAAGTAGAATGACGGGAAAAGCAATCGTATCAAAGTCTATCTCTGAGGAGTTTGATATTACCCTGCTACTCGCCCAATGTCATATTGAAGGTCACTTCGCTACAATGGGAAGACCAAAGCGTACTAACTCGGCATTCTCCGTAGGTTGCTTTGATAATGGTAAGAGCGCATTCAGATACAAACACCCCGATGATTCTATCGAGCCGTACATTAAACTTGTCAAGTACAACTACATGAACGGCAGGAGCGTGGAACAACTTCTTAGTAGTGGATTCCGTAATAAGAACGGAGCTAAGTATGCCTCAGCACAAGACTACGTCCCAAGGATTAGAAAGTGCATGAGCAACATCAAGAAGTCCACCGAGATACACAGCTTGTATCAAACGCTACTATCCCTCAAAGGGAAGATAGAACAGAGCGAGTCCTGATAGTAGAAATCATCAAAACGAAAGAACCGCCTTGAGATACTTCATAGTACCCAAGGCGGTTCTCTTTTTATCGGTAGGTAGTCCTACTAATCCTTTCTGTGCTCCCATATCAGCTGAGCAACTCTTTCCTCAAAGCTATTGAGACCATAGTCTTTAGTAGCTTGTAGTACAGCGTCAAGAGCTTCCTCCGTGAGCTTTACGTTGTAGAGACCAAGCACGAGCTGAATGCGAACCCTAACACCCTGACGTGCGACAATGTCTGCACCGATGGCTCTCGTGAAGCATCTTACGAGATACTCACCGCCACCTACGATATAAGGAGAGATGTTCTTATCGTCCTTCTCTGTTGGCATTATGTTAGCCACGTCACCGATAGATGGGACATACAGCTTAGCAATGTTGATGTCAAACGACTTCACGTACTCTGTGTTCTTAATTTCTTCCATGTTCTTTTTCTTTCTTCTATTTCGTTTCGTTATCACAAAGTTCACCCGAGATGCACATTGAAGAACACCTCGGGTGACACTCTTTAGTTTGTTAAATCCTTAGCGCAGTAGCCAAGCGATACCAGCTACAACAAGACCTGCGAGGACTGAACCTGCGAGGAACATAGCCATGTGAACCTTATCTACCTTAGAGGTATTGTAGGCTCTATCCTTCTCACCGATAAGGAAGACCTCGAGCTTGTCCATCAGACTATCGTACCAAACGAAGGTCTTATCAACGAGCTTGATTTCCTTTGACTTACCATTACCAATCATCAGGCTGAAGTACTTTTCAGTACCATCCTCAAACGTAGCCTTATAACCAAGACTGCCATTAGGGAACTGAATGAATTGGAAGCCCTGCGTATAAACGGACGTAGTACCTTCCTTCAGGAGACGCTTACGTTCGTCAGGGTGAAGCTGGATGACCTTGATGTCCTCTGCTTCTACGGGTTCGGCAAAGGCTGATGGGTCGTTGTAGTGTGGGTCGTCCTTAGAAAGACCCGTAGCACCTGGCTGACTTCTTACGATTACTTGTGGTTTCTTACTCATGAGTTTTGTCAGTAAAATAATATATATTCTTAGATATTTACCTAATTTCCATATATTATAGAACTAACAGAACTGACTGAGTTTTTCATAAACCTATATCAGTAATGAGATAATACTAATCAATACCGATAGGAGTGAACTTATAATTGCGAATCCGAGTAGTAGCAGGAAGAATGCAATGTAAGCTACATTCGGGTTTCGTGATATGGCAACCCTATACAGAGCGATTGACCATAAAATTACAAGCAAAAGTGATACTGCGAACCAAGTTGTTAGTGAATCCATATTTGATACTTTGATAAAAAGAAATGGCTACACACATCTGCTGTTCCCTATTTCTAACACGCTTAGTTAATAATACTTTAATGTTATACTTTCAGCAAAAGGTGTAGCCATTGTCTTTCTTAGAGGTCTATTGAGAAGTCAAACGCACCCTTGATGCTATCTCCTTCACTCAGGTCAATATCCTCTTCCATCATCATCTCCGCCTTGGAGGGGAGTTCGTAATTGGGTCGGATGACCTTTTCGTCAAGGAGTTCAAGAATGTCGTCTGTGAAGACCGACTTGCAGAAAATCTTGTTTGCAGGGACGGATACACCAAGGTGCTTCACGACATAACCTCGTGCGGTCTCCTTGGGCTGGAAGTACTTTTCAGCTGTTTCTCCCGTATCCTTATCCTTTAGTGCATCAAACTTCCTGCATTTCGCCTTGTCTGCATCAGACAGCTTCTCGTATTCTCTCTTCTCAAGGATTTTCCCTCTTTCAATCCCAACGTTGTCCCAAGTAAGGAACTTCTCAAGACCGATATAAGGGTTGTTCTTGGTAAAGAAGGAGATGTAGAACTTAGACTTGATAGGCTTTGCAAATCTCGTCTTGGTGGGGTTACACGTTACGATACATCCTGATGACTGAATTTCAATACCGAGGTCTTCGCTCTCCTGCTTCAGCTTGTCGCTGATAGCATCCTTACCATCAAGTTTAGCCTTTGAGAGCATCATGATGATGGAGGCGTTGTAGTTCAGGGCTTCACCACCTGCGGCTTTTGCCGTTGGAACATAAGACCCTTGGTCTACGTAGACGTGATTGGTTACAATCATCGGAATATCCAGCTGACCTAATGGAGTAGTGATAGCACGGAAGACCTGAGCCATATACTTCTGCTTCGTCAGGTTCAGCTTTCCAGCCTCACCGCTCGCCACTTGGTCAATACCTGATGTCGTGGTGAGCGCACCGAAGCTATCAATGACAATCATAAGTCTTGGCTTCTCGGTGTCGGGGTCGGAAGCAAGTTGCTTTTCGTACTGAGCCTTCAGGTTGGTCGTCAGCTTAGAGATGAGACCACCAATCTCTTCAATACTATTCGTCTGCTTCAGGATTAGCTTATCTGTATCAATGCCAAATCGGTCAAGACTTGAAACATCATATGAGTTCTCGCTATCAAAGAGGAGACAAGTATATCCCATCTTCTGAGCTTCACGCATACAATCCATACACAGATAGGACTTACCCGTTCCCTTTTCACCTGCAAACTCCACGATACGCCCCGAAGGAATGCCCCCAAAGAGAGAACCACTCAGTGACGCATTTAACGTGTAGTGACCCGTAGGTATATACTCTCGTATTTTACCTACCTGACTCTTGGTCAGAATTTCAAGTGAGCTGTCCGCACTTGCGATTACGCCCAAGAGGTCAAGAGAGCTTCCACCGCCCTCTGTTGATTTCTTTCTTGCCATACGTTTCTTTTACCTATTCATAGCGAGTTATACATTTTGCTGTTTGAAATAGAATTGCTAACTTTGTCATCACAAAGGTAGGACAAACTTTTGATTCCGCAAAATGGCGAGTAAAGAAAAAGAGGAACAGATTAAGGATGCTCCATTAGAAGAGAGCAAGATGTCACCATACGACTTGGTGAAGCTACTCTATGAAAATAGGGCTATGGTTAAAAGTCTTAGAGAGGACACCCTTTCTAAGAATGCCTTTATGGTCAATCGTATTATGTCTATCCAATATCCTTTACAAGCCGATACCATTCAAAAGACGGGATGCTCACCACGACAAATGTTCTATGTGTGGTGTTCTTTCCTTGAAAATATCAAGGCAAACAAAGTTCCTCAGGCAGTATATGTTAAGGGAAGAAAGAAGCTGGAGACAGAACTTTTTTCGGACATATTTTGTATACCTGCGGAAGATTTACTACCTTTGAGCGGGTTTGCAGGAGTAGAGTGTAAGACGATACAATATGCGTTGTCTAACGAATACACTAAGCAGATTGCCCTCCGAGAGTACGAAGAGTACAAGGAGCATGAAGAGCGTGTTACGAAGCAGACCTCACGAGTAAAGAAAAAAGATATAAACGATATATTATAATGAGTACATTGACATCACACGAACGGAATACTATTCGTCTGCGTCTTCAGGCTCTTGAGAGTGGGGACAAAGAGTGCGTGGTAGCTCCTATCTCTTCATTTGATTTCACTCAGATTAACCTGCCCTATGCCATCGTAAGAAAGGACGAGGAGGGAGACGTGAACATCACTCTTGATAGCAATATGCACGGGGAGATGGGTAAGCATTGGATGAAGACTTATCGCCCGTTCCTGCGTAACATTCGTGAGAACAAGACCGAAGGGTATTACATCGTTCAGTACTACGAAACGCAGGAGGATAAGGCATTAGGAAGAAAGACCTTTGCACTTATCCGAGTGTTTAACGCAGAAGAACAAGAGGCAGACAAATGTATCACAGCGAGCATCTCTGCCCTTGAGGAGACGAACAAGCCTTCTTCGGTAAATAAAATCTCCGAACTGAAAAAGAAGTTCTTGGATATTGCAAACATCACATACCCCCTAAACGTTCTCTCAAGCTACTTCTCCGAAGGTGATAGGTATATGGCTATCAAGAAGAGCCGTAGGATTGGTCTTGATTATTCCTATTCGCTTGATGGTCAGGCTTACAGCGTAGTATGCGGTGATGAAGATGAAGACCTAATCGGGGTAGAGTACGAAGTGGAGGATGAGGAAAGAGTGCAGAAGAAGACTGCCCCTCAGGCTGAAACGTTTGTCAGTATCTTTGATATGTTCTAAACGAACGAACACACTATATATAAGAATGAGTATTACAAAAGAAGCCGTAAGGCTGTTAGCGAAAAAAGCGAAAGTCCAGCAGTCAGTAGAAGAGATTGCTCTTGAACACGCAGACGGCATCCTCGTGCAGGAGAGAATTGACCTTCCTTCGGTGTGCGTATATGTATCCAAGGACACTAAGATTTTCTTCACCTCGCAGTGGATGAACGACTACGAGACTATCGTGACACGCAAGAAGAGATATGGTGCGATTGAGTTCTCCATCAACAGAGACCTCAGCGAAGCGTGCGACAAGCTCCGAATGTATGTCAATGGTATCTTCAAGGCAATGAAGATTAAGGATAACTCTATCCTTTGTCTTGAAATCTCCTACCTACCGACATCAGGGAACTACGCACCATACGGAGTCTCCTACAAGGAAATGCACACAAAAGGCTACGAGTTCGTCATCACCCGCTTTGCCGTTGTAAAGGAGGATGGGAGTATTAACGACATTCAGTCTGAGGAAGGATTTGAGTCCATTGTTAAGAATGTCTCCGAGACGTTCCTCCTGAGAAAGGACTACTCTATTCACGAACTCAGTAGCATGGCAGATTTGGCAAATAGGGAATATATCTCGGATATGCCTGATGCTATCTACTTCCGCTTTATCTCTAACACGTACGAGTGCATGCCTAACAGCTGGAAGAAGCTCTCGTTGAACTCCTCTGTGCATCAGATTCGCCCTCGTAGGTCTACGCTCTTCAAGGCATACTATTTCATCCTAAGCGACTTCACACGAGCTTATACGGAAGGTATGGCGAAGGGAGACCTTGAATGGGTACGAGCGCAGTATGCAGGGGATTATATCAGACGTGTAGGGGAAGTCGCCTTGGTCTATTTCAGAGGGCTTGATATGCAGGTGTTGAAGGACAACAAGATTGAGCCACGTCTCCTGAGACCACAAGACCAATACTCCTATCGTTCGGATATTAACTACAACTACATCAACAACGAAGAGCTGAAGGGAATGCTTCGCTCAAGTGAGATGTACCGATGTATCTACACGCTCCTTATGGTTGCGCTTAGATTCGTCAAAGACAAGGAAAAGGTTGGCGACTATCTTTCCGAGACTGAGCTGGATAAGCTCAATGCGATTATCGTAGACCTCCACAAGAGGCACGATATTGCAGGGTAGAACTACAATCCTAAAACAACGGCATCATCGTGATAGACTTAAAATCAACGATACAAGATATGCCGAGCAACTTGGAGAGACTTATGTTTCTCCGAGTGACTCGGGATACATCTACTATTCGCTCATTCACCGAAGACATCTTTGAGGATGAGCGTCTCAGGAGATGCTTCAAGACTTTCTCGGTCTATGTGGATAGGTATAAGGACATGCCTGATTTCAAATTGCTATCAGGTCTTGTCAATACCTTCCAATCTAAGGGCATCCTTGGCATAGAGAACGAAAGCAAGGAAGAGATTACAGACCCATTCGTAAACCTCTTATATGACGAATCCTTTAGGCAGTCTGCCCTGCAAGAGGAAAATGAATATCTTGACTCTCAGATAGACGAACGGCTCAAGAAGGTTACTATTGAGAAGGCTCTCCTTAGTGCCACCTCGGCTTTCCGAGATGGTATGTACAAGCACAAAGACCCCGTAGCTGTTGTCGGGGACATTCAGGACAAGCTGAGGGAGGCAACACTTCCCGTAATGGCTAAGGCTGATATAGGGCTTGACTTCTACAACCCCGAACACCACAAGCAGGACGAACTTGAACGCACCTCTACGGGCATCACGTTCCTTGACAAGTGTTCCAATGGTGGTTATTGGAAGGGTTCTCTTTGGTGCGTCATGGGTGCTCCAAAGTCGGGTAAGACCTATACGATGCACAACCTCCTTGCCTCCGCAGTCCGTGCTGGGGTGGATACCTGCCTTGTTTCCTTGGAGCTTGCACGTACGATGTGTATGAGCCGTATCGGCAGTAACCTCCTATCTATCAATATCAGTCAATACCAATCGGCTGAGGAGAGTGGTGTGGTAGGCTTCAAGCTGAAGGCTATGCAGGCTTCCAACTTTAGGAATGGGAGACTTGTTGTTCAGGACTTCCCTACATCAAAGCTATCGGTAAGCGAGCTTGCTTCGTACCTTATCTCCACGGAACGTACGTTGAGTAAGCCAGGTAAGCCGTTTAAGTTCAAGGTTATCTTCCTTGACTACATCAACCTGATGTCGGACGAGAAGGGTAGCAAGAATGATAACTCCTATACGAAGATTAAGAATATCGCAGAAGGACTAAGACGTATCGCCAAGGAGAATGATTGGTGTATCGTAACGGCTAATCAGACCACTCGCTCTCAGACGGACACGGAAGAGATTTCGGCTACGGACGTATCTGAGTCTTCGGCACTCAACGCAACGCTTGATATGATGTTCGGTATCATCAAGTCCCCTGCAATGGATGCCAACAACGAGATGTACCTCAAGTGTCTCCTCTCCCGTGCTGGTGGCATGAATACCAAGCAGAGGTTCATCCTTGAGAAGGATTATATGCGTGCCACTGAAGACCTAAGTCCTGGTGGTTACTTTGACCCTTCCGAAGGAGAAAAGCAACGCTCGTTCTACAACAACGAAGCAAGTAGCAATGGACCTCAGCGAAATGTGCAAGGTAACTTCTATGGTCATCAGAACAAGGGTGAGTTCTTCAAGAAACTTGAGGAGGTCGCAGGGTCTACGCTCTCCGACTACAACGACCCCAAGACGATGCAGAAGTTTGGCGTGACGGGTGTGCAAACGGATGCACCAAGGCAACAGCCAAACCTAATCTCCCATACGACATCTTCACCAATGTTCATTGATTCAGATGATGCACCTCCTGCACAGCCACAACAGCCTGCACAGCCTGAGGTGACTGAGGGAGAAGAAAGCGTACATCGGATACAACCAATGGGAATGGGAAGTGCAACGCCACCACCAAGGATGACGGACTTCACTCCGAGTGGAGGACGAGGTTCGGATGACCCTCTCAACCCCAACTACTCAGGAGGCTTTGAAGCTCTTGGAGACCCACTTGAAATGCTTGATAGGGGGCTTGGCATACAACCTATAGGTATGGGTGCGTCACAACCGACACCACAGCCTACTCAGGTAGCTCCAACGCCACCACCACCTCCACCTGCACCACCCACTCCTCATGCACCTCCTGCGCCAGCACCGCAAGAGCCTCCAACGCCTAAGTACACGGCTAAGCCGAAGTACACAGCGAGCAAGCCTTCTAAGTTAGAGTACCCTTCCAAAGTAGAGCCTAAACAACAAGCTCAACAAGTAGAGGAGAAAGCTCCAATCTATAATAACGTAGAGGAAGAGAAGGCTGGGTACGACACAATGATGTCCGCTGTGCATATGGTTCAACAGACACTTGGAGCAAAGCTGGAAAAGCCACTCCCAACGTTTGAAGAGTTCAAGAAGAACAACGAGAACCCTTAATACGTAACGGAATTGAGACCCCCTCTCTCTGCCTCGTATATTACGGAAATTATATATGCAAGAGGAAGAAGTCAGAGGAGAACGCATTGTAAACCTCACAGAAAAGAGAGGGGGTGTCAATCCCGTATTTGAAAGCTCATATAATAACGGAGCAGAGTATGTCAAATCTCAGCTAAAGAAT